TCTCGATGCGTAGCCCACTCACGCCTCCTTACCTAAAGTAGCCGGAAAGCGTCGGCGAGATATATTGCTGCGCGGTTTCCACGTTCTGATCAGCCGCAATCTGGTACGACTCATCTGCCATCGGCTTGATCATCGCCACGGCTTGCGGGTTCCAGATCTGCGCAAGGCGAAGAGCCAGCCCGTAAGCAAACGCCTCAAGCCAGAGGTAGGGGATCTCGACGGTCTGGCCATTTGTCAGGGCCGAGTCCTGTATCTGGCGGACTCGATAATACTTCAGATATTGCGGGCCGTTGTCGGTGTTTGGGACTGGCCACAACGTCACGGAGGGGCCAGCGGAACCGGTCGAGCGAGACGAACTGATCAGGCGGTCAAACCAATAAACCGTGGGGAAACCTTGCTGCTCCTTGTTCGGATAGCTGGCATATTCCGTGCGGCTCACGGGCAAAATGATGCGGTCGATGTTGGCGCCGGAGTCGTCGTTTTGGACATAGGCGTCCAAGATCGCAACCGTGTTGCCCTCAACAGGATATGTCGCCTGATCCGTGACAAGTTGCGTCGTTACAAGGTCAACGGCCCACAGGTTTACGCCCATGTTCGACCAGCGGGAGCAAAGCATGTTGGACGCCATGCGGGCGGCCTCCATGTGCTCCTGAAGGACGGCAGTATTGCGAATCCCGATCAGATTGTAGGCGTAGAGCGTAAGCTCGCCTAAACCGGGATTGAACGCATAGGTGTCGCTCGTCGCCATCTCGGCTCCTTAGACCGGGCCAGCCTGAACAATGTTGGCCGTCACCGTGCCAGTGTTGGCGGAAACATTGAGGCAGATTGCGCGGCAGGGAATGGTGATGGCGCCCGCAACAGCCGCAGACCCGGACGTGAAGCCGGGCGCTACAAACCATGCGGCGGAAGCCGCCGAGTACCCGTCAGCATTGGGGTCATCAAGCGAATACTCGACGGTAAATGTCGCCGTCGCACTCAAAGAGACAGCAACACCAATGTTGAATGGGGTCTGGAAGTCGTCCACAACACAAATTGCGCTGCGGCCAGTTCCAGTTTTTGTGAGCGCCTTGTATTGCATTTCAAGCTTCCTTCTTCGCGCCGGAGGGCGAGACGGGCCAAGACTTCCGTGCCGGGCCAGTCTTTTTCCTGACTATAGAGGCCTTTTCGCCCTTTGTCATGGAAGACGCTGCGGCGGCAGGACGACACGCCGGATAAGGGCGCTTGCCCTTCTCACCCTCTATGCGGCCACACTCTTTCCCAGTCTTAACATCGCGCCAATCTTCGGCAAACCACTTGCCAAGACCGCCACCACTGTCCTTGTTGACGCGGTTGTCGTCTCCAGACCAACGCCCGCCATGCGATTTGTACCACTTGGAGGCCCAAGCATTAGCGTAAGCGGATGGGTAGACATCAAACTTGGCTCTGGCGGCGGCTTTCGCGCGCCCCCACAGACCAGAATTTTGCGGCTTTGAAGCCATGTCAGCAGTCCCACTTCCGCAGTGATTTATTGATGCGGCTGTTGGGGTCAGCCGCCTTGGCCGAGCCCGTCAACTTGCGCTTCATGCCAGTCATTCTAGCGCAAAAACTGTCCTTGCGCGAGCCACCCTCGGGCTGCGGGCGCTTAATGTCGTGGCCCTGAGCGCGGAGAGACGCGCGGCCCTTTTCATTAAGTCCACCAGATGGGTTTTTGCCTTCCTTGCGAGTCCAAGCACCAGACATCACAACCTCCATGTGAATGCGGGGGCACAAAGGCCCCCGCGCGCTCCACTAAGCCGGGGAGGCTTGACTTAGTAGTGCGAAGCCTTGCCACGGGGCGTACCGCCGCTGGCGGAGGACATGACGCTGCCGCCGCTCTTGCGGGGCTTGCGACCGGCGTGGGCGGAAGACATGACGCCCTCGGCCTTCATGCCGACCTTGCCGCCCTTCTTGAAGCCGCCCGTGGGCTTCATCATTTCAGAGGCGACGTTGCTGTTGCCGCCAGAGTAGGCGGTGTGCGACTTGGCTTCGCGAGTTCCAGACTTACCCTTCATGGTGGTCTCCTATGGCTTAAGCGTTGGCGGCTTGGATGTAGCGGACGACAAGAGTCCCGGCGCCGGGAATAGTATCGGGAGCGCCAGACTTGACGTAGATGATGTCGTCGCCGGTCCCAGTGTTAACCCACAGAGCCGTGCGGGTTGCATCCGTTCCGGGGGTAAGCGCAAGCCTGCCAATCGCGTTGGCGTTCGTCGCCGCAACCAACTCGGTGGCAGTGGCGGAGATGCCGACGCTGATGGTGTAGGTCGTCGTGGCGCTAGACCAAGCGGTCGTCACAAACAGATCAATCGCAACGATTGTGCTGTTGGCGGGGATGCAAATGGTCGTTGCAGCGGCAGTAGCAGACTGCGTGACGGCAACCTGCTGAGACATTTCAACAAAGCCGACGTTCTTGACCGTACCGGCAGTGGTGCCGGTCGTATTCAGAACATCGCCAGCCTTGATGGGGCCAGTGAATGTAGTAGTACCCATAGGGTCCTCCTGCACGATGAGATCACGAAGTCTGTGCAGCGTCCGCTAGGCCGGTCTGCGTGATCGGATTGCCTAGAAAAAAGGGCGGGACCGAAGCCCCGCCCCAATGACTTAGGTCGGGAAGGCGCCGTAGATGGAGCGCCAGTTGTAGTACCCGAACGAGTACCTCTCGTATCCTTTAACGAGAAGGTTATCGGTTGTAAAATCGACCTGCATGTCTGTTTCAAACTTGATACGTTCCATGTAGGAAAGACCATCAATGTTAGTCAACAGGAACCATGCGCGGGCAGAGGTGAGGTAATCATTGACCATGTAGCCCTCGGGCAGGCCGCCTGCCGTGGACTGGATCGCGTTCACATCATTGTCTGCCGTGCCGGGGCGCAGTTCGGTCTTCGTCAGGCGGATCGCCACCGGCTCAAGAGCGGGCGGGATAACCAGACGACGACCGCGAGCAAACACCTTCAGACCGGCCTGATCACGGAAGTTCGTGCGGATGGCGATCATGCCAGCCAGCAACGTGCTCTCGTTGAGGTCGTTCGTGGTGTAGTTCGAGATCGTGCCACCGTCGATGGGGTGATCAGAGGCGACAAGGGCCTTGCCGTCACCGCCGACCGCCGAGTTGTAGGTGGTCGCAGTGTTCAGCACGTTGGCGCCGTAGATTTCCTTGGTCTGCGCAAAGGACTGCGTCAGGCCGAGGTTCGACGGAGCGAACTGGCTCTTGTAGAGGTTGTCGTCGATGGCCTTGCGAGTGATCGCGTAGCCAAGGCCGATCTCCGTGTGCTCCTGATTGTACACGAAACGCTCGCCAGCGCCGTTGTCGAACGCGGTCTGGCCGCCTTCGGTCTTGAGCTGGGCGTAGCCAAGGAAGCGCATCTCAGCGGTGCGTTCCAGAGCCATCTTCGAGTCGTGCTTGGTGAAGATCTTGTCGTACTGCGACGGGATCTGTTCGTACTGACCCTCAACGCCCCGGAGGCCGGGGAGGAGAAGGTCTTTGATGGCAGAAAGATTAACAGCCATTGGTCCTTACTCCTCTTAGACGCCCGTGAGCTGCTTGGTGGAGACGTTATTGAACGCCACGATGGCCTTCTGATAAGCGCCAGCCTCGGTGCCGTTCACCCCCGGGGGGTCGGTGACGAGCGCAACCACCTTAAAGGGCATGGTGCTGTCCGTCGCCAGAGTGGCGAGGTAGGCGCCAGAGATGCCGTTGGAGGTGTTGCCGGTGCCGATGTTGAAGCCCACGCCGCTGTTGACGTAGCCCTGATCGACGCTGACGTTGCCGAACTGGGCGACAAACTTGGCATTCGGGTCGTTGATGATGTAGCCGGTGACCGTGTTGGTCGAGGCGACATCGGAGCCGGGCCAGTAGTTGGACCAGACGGTGCGCTTCTGCGCGACCGACAGGTACTGGCAACCGACAAACACGCCAGCGATCTGGGTGTTGCCGCTGGAGGAAGAGGTAACGCCGACAACGACGTAGCCGTTGGCGTCAGGGTTTACGGGGTCGCCGTAGTAAATCGCGGAAGCGTTGTAGGCAATCTTGACCGCAACCTGTTCGTAGGTCGGGGCAGAGCCAGTGCCACTGTATTGCTGGAAACCGTTATAGGCGGCAGTGTTCGCCATGACGGGGTCTCCTTTTTACGGGAAAGCTCGTCATCTCGCGCCGGGGAGATTCGGAAGCCGGGAGCAGTCGGACCCTCCGCGCCGGGGGAGGGAGAGAACATCTGGTGTTCCTGACATTGCAATATACAGACATTTGAAACAAAAGAAAAGGGGCGCACTGGGCGCCCCAATCCTGCACAAAACCCAAGCCGTTTTGGGGGCGGGTTTTGTGTACTAAAGATCCTCGGGGATCGGCATGTCGAAGGTCTTGCTGATCTTCGGGCTGACGCGGTCGAGGGTGCCCTCGGGAGTGCCAGCGAGCTGGGCCTCCTTGATGCGGACCTGTTCGCGCGCACGGCGCT